GTGTTGATGAAGCAATACAATTACAATCAGGATGAGTTCATCAACTATCTGGTGGCCAATTTCCTGAATGGTAATGAATGGGGCATCTTTGAGAACACAGGTCCGGAAATCTACACGGAATGGAAAAGAATTCAGGAAAGTTTGACCTACACCTACACACAAGATGTGAAGAATCTGGCATGGAATGTCACCATTCTGGAAGATGCCTGGGATTGTTCCCAGGGACATCCTGTGATTCTCAGGGAATATTGTGGTAAAAGATGTCGGCTGGAAACACTTGTGATTCTAAATAAATTGTATAGATTTACTACAGAGGTGGATGAACAGCTGGTGTTGGATCCAGTTTGGAATTCCGTCTCCAGAACCATACACAAGTATTCACCTTTCATCAAAGTGGAGAAGGACAAATTTTCAATGATTACACATCGAGCATTCTATGAGTAGACAGCGTGATTGGGACTATGAGGAGGATTATCGTGATTTCAAACGTCCCAAGAAAATTGACAAAGACAAGTTTGGCAAGCATCGGAATGCCATCTTTGATATGCTTGACGATGAAGAGGAAGATGATTATTATTCAGACAACAGAGCTGTAGAATATGATGAGTTTGATGAGGAGTAGTTTCATCATGGCAGGTCACACGTTCCATACACCGTTACATACACCGTTATACAAGGAGAAACACAATGTCATTCAGTAGTCTATCAGATTTACGCAAGAATCGTGGCAACTTCGATAACCTCATGAAAGAGGTGGAAAAGATTGCAAAGCCCACAACTGAACGCCGTGATGATGACCGTTTCTGGAGTCCGGCAGTTGACAAGGCAGGCAACGGCTATGCCGTGATTCGCTTTCTGCCTCCCACCAAGGGAGAAGAGCTTCCTTGGGTACGCATCTGGAATCATGGATTCCAAGGTCCTTCAGGTCGCTGGTACATTGAGAACAGCTTGACCACATTGAATCTTCCAGATCCTGTGTCAGAATTGAATAACGAGTTGTGGAACTCTGGTGTGGAGAGCAACAAGGAAATTGCTCGCAAGCAGAAGCGTAAGCTTCAGTACATCAGCAACATCCTGGTCATCAAGGACTCAGCCAATCCTCAGAACGAGGGCAAGGTGTTCTTGTACAAGTATGGCAAGAAGATTTTCGACAAGATTAAGGATGTGATGCAACCTCAGTTTGAGGATGAGGATCCCACCAATCCATTTGATTTCTGGAAGGGTGCCAACTTCAAGTTGAAGATTCGTAATGTGGAAGGATACAGAAACTATGACAAGTCAGAGTTTGAACCTGTGTCAGCCATTGCCGAGGATGATAGCGCCATTGAAGCCATCTGGAACCAGCAACATTCTTTGACTGACTTCACAGATGCCAAGAACTTCAAGAGCTACGAGGAGTTGAAGCGGAAGCTGGACATGGTGTTGAAGGGTGGTCCTAGCTCTGTGTCAGCCGACAAGATTTCCGAGAGTCGCATGGAAGCTGAGCCTGTGGCAGAGGCTCCTGCTCCACGAGCTGCCAAGCCAGCAGCTCCCAAGTCATCTGTTCCTGATGAGGATGATGATGACACTTTGAGTTACTTCAGTAAATTGGCTGAAGATTAATCGAATAGGAAAGGGGCCCAAAAGGCCCCTTTTTTATTTTACATGGGTCGAGTTAATCTATTTTCTTGGAATCGTAAATGACTTCCGTGTGTATCACGGAGAGATATCGTGGACTGTGTTCCTGCTGGTGTGCCGGATTGAGGTGCAATCACAGGATTTGTAGATGCATCCACATTGTTCACAGTGACCGGTTGTGTTGCGGCTTGACTGCCAGATTCCAAACTTGCTGTTCTGGACATGTCCCGAGCCATTAAAGCCGCATCAATTCCTAAACTAGCGGCTGTGCCTGCGCCAGGCATCATGCTGGCAGTACCTGAAGCCAATTCCATACCAGCTCCAGTTAAATCACCGCGCATGGCGCGGCTGGCTGCAAAGGCACCTCCTGCCAGTAATCCCACAACAGGTACTTTCTTCAATACACTTTTTAATGCTGTTTTGCTGCCTTGTTCTGCCACTTCACGCCCCAAAATTTTAGCACCAGCATTACGTGCAGTTGTTGCCCCGGGTTTCACCGTGGGTCCAGTTGTGATAGGTTTCTGTGGAAACAGTCTAGGAAAAATGCCCCCGCCGCCGCCTCCGCCAAGATTCACATCAATGTCTGTCCCTGCCTGTTGGTTTTCCGACAATTCTTCCAGTTTTGCAGCCACAAGCTCATCACCTGAATCTATTTCTGCTGCTGTGGGAACATCTATGCCTGAAGTGGCAGTGGTGTAACGACCAGTATCTGCGTCACGGTATCTCCCGCCTTTCTCACGTTTCATGCTGCCTTCCACCACACGTCGAATGGTGTTCACTTCACTCAAAACAGCACGTAAGGTGGTGGCCACAACAAAAATATTTTTTGCTGAACCTTTAGCAGCTTTCACCTCATCTTCACGCATCTTTCTTTCTTTGGCCTCTTGGGCCTCTTTCTTTTTGGCTTCAGCTTCTTTTCTTTCAGCTTCTGCTGCCATCATGGCAGCTTCTTCTTCTCGTTCTTTTTTTGTGGTTTTGATGCCAAACAATCCACGAAACTGACTCTGTGCCTCTGCCATCAAGGCTTTACCAAATCCCCCAGCCTTTTCTTCCTTTTGGGGTGTCACACCAAGAAAATTATACTTCAAGGATTCACCAAATGTGGCAGGCTTGAAGGAGTCAGTTGCATCTCCTGTGAGGAGACGCTTGATTTCTCGCAAAGTATCTTCACTGACGTTGGGACGTTTACGTGATTTGGCGGTACCTGAAGGCATGATAGTTCCTGTTAGCTATTTTGTTTTTCCAAATACTTCAACAACATTGAAATGTATATCTCTCTTTCCCACGGCATCATGTTTTCCAACTCAGTTAATGAATATTTATGGTTCTGCATCAAAATGAAGTTCACTTTGTAGAAATTCTCCATGGTATCATGAGAAAGAGTTACTAAAAAAAATTTGATAGCCCGTCAATCAAAAATTCATTGCCTGTTTTGCAATGTTTACAGGTGAATTCTATTTTCTTGTGTAGCATAGGCATGGTGCTAAAATACTGTTTGATTTTATCAAATTCTTCTGAAGGAAGATTGTCTAAGAATTCTTGAATTTGGTTTTCAAACCCAGGTTCATTGATGAACACTTCTTCACCTGAGTAGATTTTCTCAATACACCCACAAATCACAGAAAAAATAGTTTCCATGTCATCATTCAACAGCAACGTGGTGTAATGCTCAATGGTGGGAGATTTCATACGAACAGTGATGTCACCCATGTTGATGTCATTGTTCACATCTTTGTTCAACACATCAAAATCATTCACGGACAGAATGAAGCTGTTGCCGCCATCACATTCTCCACACTTCAAATTCAACTCCAAATCCTCACCGATGGACTTGCCACGAATCTGAATGAAGGCATATTGCACATCAGCCAAACAATATTTGTGGATGTTCATTTTGTCAAAAGTACAGCTAGACACAACATCACCTATAGCTCTGGCCACATCTTTGGGATCCTTGGAATCCTTCACCAATAACAGAATTTTTTCTTCTTTAACTAAAAATGGTCTAAAATCAACTTTTTCTTTGGATACTGGCAATGTAATGGAAAAAGTTGGCACTTTCACTTGTGGTATCATATCTATCCCTCTTGTTCGTTAGGTGTTCTTTTTATGGTTTTGTTTATAAACTTTGATAATCCTTTATTCAAAGCGTTAGTGGCCGTTACATCAAATGTATTGGCACCTTTCATTTTTGAAGTCCAATGACGGTAGCTGAAGGTCATAGTGAGTCTAGATACACCTACTGCATCATAACCTATTGGCATCATATTCATGGAACGCGGCCAGCAATCATGAAGTGTTATGGAAAAAACTTCTTGTTCAGTGTCACGAAATGCTTCCAACGCTTCAGGAGGAATGTTTCTGGTTAATCCCGTTTTAGCACGGGTGACAGCTTCATTCACTTTGTTCATGCCTAGTTGTGTGGCTTTGGTGGCTAGAATTCCTAATGCACGATTTTTACTTCTTAGATTGTTTAATGCAGAATTCAATCCAATATCAGCTTGTGTAGGGCTCCAATTGAATAGTGTTTCTCCTGGTATACCCGCAGGCATCAATGCGTGTAATGTAATACTACCTATATAGTTTTTATAGAATTCTACCTCATTTCTTTCACCATATCCGTCCGCTACCACACAGGTACTCATCCATTTTTCCATAATATCACGAACACGATATGCCCCATCCACTAAAAACTGTAGTGTGATACCATCTCCTCCATAATCAGCTGCTCCTGCTAGATCGGAAGAGC